ATATGATATCTGAGAAGTTCAATATTGGTAAAGATGATATTAATCTTAATTGTGATGTTAGTGATTGTAAAGCAAAAAAACTACTATTAGAGATTCAAAATATAATCAAAAATCATAATATAGATGAAAAGAATAAAGATGAGTCTTTTTATCGAGATATGAGTTTTGTTTATAGTAATATTAATACCATAATACCTAATTTTTCTAATTATAAAGATATTATTGATTTATTACCTGAAGATATTAAAAAAGATTTTAAGACTATTAATATTTTTAGTAATATTGAAAAGCTTACTTATATCTATAATGAAAAAAAGATAAATGACTTATTATCATTAGTTACTGAATATGATAATTATATTACTTTATTATCAGATTATAGTAAAGAGGAATCTATACTGAAGAAATTTGGTAGTATTAGTAATTCATCATATTTAAGTAAATTGATAAATGATACAGAGGAATTTATTAATGAAGAAAATAAAAAAATCATTAATTGGAGAAATAATAATCTTACTATCAGTGAAGATTTAAAAACTCTAAATAATGATTTGGATGTTTACATAGATATCAAAGATACAATAGAGAGATTCGATGAAATAAAGTCTCTATATAATAAGTATAATAATGATTATAATATCTATATGGAGAATAAAGAAAAAAGAGATGAAATATCTATTGAAATAAATAAATTGAAATATATTATAGATACTAAAAATAATCTATTACAAAATAAGATTATTAATTTAGAGCAATATAAAGTAATAAGAAAAGATATAAGTAATATGAATAAGATATACGATGATATGATATTTGTAAAAAATGCATTATCGTCTAAGCAGGGTATGCCATTATATTTTATCAGTAATTATCTAAAGAATACTGAAGAGATTACTAATGAATTATTGGATATAGCATATGATGGAAAGATATATATAGACTCATTTGATATAACTCCAACTGAATTTTCTATTCCTTTTTTTAATAGAGGAAAGAGATTGAGTGATGTTAAATATGCGTCTCAAGGAGAGTTAAGTTTTCTATCTTTAGCAATAGCATTTGCATTATCACGACAAGTTTTAACTAATTATAACATAATGCTATTAGATGAGATAGATGGTCCTCTCGATATTTATAATAGAGAAAAATTTATTAAGGTATTAGAAAATCAAATAGATAGAATTGATGCAGAACAATCATTCTTAATTACGCACAACTCAATGTTTTCATCTTATAATGTAGATATTATAGATTTATCATTTAAAAATGATAAAGAACAGTATCCGTTAGCAAATTTCATTAACATAGTAAGAGATTAGATATAACTCGGGAAGGAAATGATGGATAGTTTATTTGATGCAAGTGTTTTATTATTGCTTTTTATTATTATATACTTTACCGTTATGTCAGTATACAAGTTTTATATATCTATGAAATACTATAATGAGTTAGATGAATATAGGAAACACAAACTAATGGGCGGGGATACTACGATATTAGAGAACAACAAAATAAATCATAATTTAGACATGAAACATTAATAAGTTATGATAATCTCTATATTGAGAGGAAATGATATATGGAAGGTGAATTTCTACACTGGTTAGATAGTTTTCCTGGTCATATAGGAACATTGCTGGCGATAGTTATAGGTGGTATTGGATTATTGACAGCAATGGTTGGTGGTATAGCAAAACTTAAGAAAGAGTATGAATTAAAACTTACTGATATGGTATTAAAGGAGGAAACAGATAAAAAGTTCAAAGAAGATATAAAAGCTATGATAGAGCAAGTATCTTTACTAAAGCAAAACACTGAATTTTTATCTACTCAATATGCCAAAACTCAAGTTGAGCTAAATAATAAAATAGATCAAATATCTAATATTTTAAAAGAAACCCAAGATACCAGTAATAAAAGAGACGATGCATTGGAAAAACAAATTAAATTATATGATAATAATTTGGATGACTTTCGTAAGGAGATTACGGAACACACTGAACAATTAGCATTATTAATAGATTCTGATAGGGAATCTATTAAGTCTTTTATTGTTGATAAATATTATCAGGTTATCGAAGATGGGTATATAAACACACACCTTTTGCAAGTATTAGAGGAAAGATATGATAAGTATCTAAAGGAAAACGGAAATGGCTATATTAAGAGCTTAATGGAAGAAATACGAGAATTACCTCATACACCACCTGCCAATAAATAAGTAAATAATACGCTAGTATATATTTTTTTATATACTAGCGTATTATTTGATTTACCCTCAAATCACAATAAAATAAAAATTCAGTCTGAAATGAGGTATATATATGAATCAATTAATGCATGTTTTTGCTTTTGATACTTATAATGATATGATAAATAATACTGAATTACATACTAACTGTCTTGCTATTACTCTAGGTAAAGATGAGCCTGGTGATGGTGGTGGTGATATGTATTATTTATTGGAAAACCAAAAAATGAATAAATATACTAATGTTGGTGAACCACTTAGAAATGATAATATGTTTAAAGCAGCTAAAATAAATCTAGGGTTTGAATTAAGTTCAAAGACTGCTGCTGAAGATGCAAAATATAGTGTACGATCACTTATTAGCTCAAATATCACTACATATGAAAATAAGATATCTGAGTTATCTCAAACTATTAAAGATTTAAACCAGTATCTTGTAGAAGCTAATATAAAATTGGAAGAAACTTGTAAATCAGATATTAATATATTAAATAATACTATAGATAGTTTATTGATTAGAATTAATACACTTGAGAATAAGTTGAATAATACTTCTACAGAAAATACTACAGAGGGTACTACAGAAGATGATTCTTCTACTACTTCATCAGAGGAATCGTCTACTACAAATAATGATACTACTGAATCTACATCAGTAGAGAATGAAACTCATGAAGATAGTACAGAAACACCTTCTGAAGAATCTACAGATAAAAAGAAGAAAGGAAAAAACTAAATGTATCCATTGTTAGATGAATCTGTTGGTGAGATGATTCCTCAAGTAGGATTAAATGGTCAACCACTAACAAAAGAAGATTATGTTACAGAATGGGAAAATGCTACAGACATAGATGATGGTAGTATAGATTTTATTAGTGATGATAATAAAATACTATTATCATCTATTAATGAAATGAAGTATAAGTTATATGCTGTAAGAATGCTTCCTTTTACAATAGATAACTATAGAAAAGAATTTGATATTACTAGAAACCTTATTAGTCTGGAATTAAAACTAAGAGATGTTTTAAGAAGATCAGATGAAAAAACCAAAGATGCAATAGAATCATATAATAAGAGAAAATCTGTTGAAAGACTAAAAGATATAGAAAGATTAAATAAAGCTATAGATATTCAAGATATTAAGGTACATGGAGTATCATCAAATACTTTGATAAAGGATGATTTATTGTATAATGGAGATCCCGCTTTTATTATATCAGATAGTAATAAGAATGTGGAAATTCCTAATTATGAATTATCAGAAACATCTACTGATGAAGTTATGGGTGAATATCCAGTTAATTATAAAACTATAATGAACTATATTGATGTATTTAATCATATTGGAAATTCTGTAAGTAATGTAAATAAACCTAATAATACATATATATTCAATAGACCAGATGGTAGTTTATTATTGGTTGGATGTAAATTACTTGAAGAAATTCCAGTATCATTTAAAGATGCACTGAATAAATATAAATCTGTAGCTATTGGTAAATATGATAGAATATTATCTGAGGTATCTTCAAATAATCCATATAGAGAAGAAATAGTTGTTGATTGCTGTAGATGTCCCAAAACAGGATCATTTTATATTTATCTTATTATGAGACATATCGAATATCCAGATACTCCTTATGATGATACAGATTATATAGAATCATATGATGTAACCAAGGATAATAAAATAATTAATAAGGTTGAACTTATTCAAGAAGAAGTAGATATCTTAAAGCATAAATTAGATTTAGCTAAGAAGATGTATTATGAAACTGGTGATATAGGATATAATAATAGAATCATTGGTCTTACATATAAATTGGAGAAAAAAGAAGAAGAATTAGAAGATGCTAAAGAGGAAGAGAAGAAATCATCAGAAGATGGTGATGATAAAACTACTGATGATAGTAAAGATACATCTAAGGCAACTGATGATAATTCTTCAGAGTCTGATAATAATGATACCAGTAGTGATGAAGATAATAATACTGATGATACATCAGAAGATAAACCTAAAAAGAAAGAAAAGAAAAAAGACGATGATACTCATATAGATAAAGATATACAAGAGTATATTGATAAACTTACTGAAAAGGGATATAAGATTAGATATGCATATTCTGGTAAAGAGATAAAGAGTGATGATGCTAAATCATTAAATACCGATGCAAGAATTATGTTTGATAATAAATATCCATTTGAAGATGGTCCAGAGGGATGGGATTTAAGAGAAGTTGATAAATGCTCATATCTTGATATAAATAATCATGATGAGGAAGATTCATCTGAAGATGATGACAAGAAGTCAAAAGACGATAAAGATGATAAAAAAGAAGATAAGTCATTTGATGATTGGAAGAAAGAATATCTGGAGAACTTAAACACATGGATAGAAAATCTACCAGAGAGTTCTAAAGAAGGTTCTAAGAAAGAAGATGATGCTGTTACAGAAGCTTTATTAGATAATATGGATTTAGATTATTGCTATAATTTAATGCTTGAATCTATTAAAGATTACCTATAATTACAAAAATATAACTTAGATGAGATTTAAATTAAATCTCATCTAAGTTAAATATTATAATATGTAGTAAATCTAATATAGAAAGGTGAGAGCTCGTCCCATTTCTATAATTACTATTATGTTATATTATTTATATTTTAAAATAACCCCTGGAAACACAAAGATAATACGATACAGAAAGGAATACCTTATATATGAGCGATTTATTTCGTACTATTATGGAAGGTCAGATAGAAGAAGATATATCTGAAGATTTAGATGTCTATACAGAAGCGGTTAAAGCAGAAAAGATAGATTATCTTAAAACCTATCCAAAACAAATATTTTTACCTTTTGGTAGTATTAAACGAGATAGAGGAAATGTAGCTATGCTATATACTCATTCTCTACAAGAGTCTATAGATATTATAAATAATAAAGATAATTGTATTGGAGGTATAAATTATCCTCTTTATTATTTTAATATGCTATATCAAGGAAAAATATATACTAAGAAATTTAGATATAGATTAAGTAAAGAAAGAAAAGAGTTATATGAAGAGATTAAGGATAAAACTAATTTAATTCCTAAGATTAAATTAAGTAATTCATTAGCCGATAATAAAAATCTTTATTATGATTTATATAAGTATATAGAAATATTTAGAAGTTTAGCTTTTAAAGTAATTCCTATGAAATATATAGAGTTATATTGGGATTATATGAAGAAAATTTATAATATAGATTTTCCTAATAGAAAAACTAAGTTTGTAGTATGTAACTTGAATAATTATAAACTTAGTAAAAAACTAAAAGAGAATTTAGATAATCCTCTTTATATAATTTTCTTTACTCTATATAAGAAACCTGAGTTATTAAAGGATATAGATATTGATTATTACTTCTATGTAAAAAATAGAGTATTAAAAGTTAATCCTTCTTTATTAGATGAAAAATCTTATTTAAAGCTTAAAATAGAAATGAATAAGATAATGAAGAATGTAGTACCTGATGAAACTATAACTATATCAACTGATGAGAAAGAAATAGCTCAAGGTGAAATAGTTGCTAATGCTGTAGTAGCATTAAATACTGTTGTTAAAGTAGATAAAACACCAGATACTATTACTAATGATGAAGAATTAAAAGAATTAACTAAAGAAGATGAAGTAGATAAAGAATTAGAAGTAGTAGCAAAAAAGAGTGTTGAAGAAGTTACTAATAAGATTGATCCTACTGAAGTACCTGAAGATGATGTAAATGTACAGGTAGCTAGTAATATCAAAAAAGAAGTAGAAGATAATCATGATCTTCTTAAAAAGATTTACTATCAGAATAAGAATGGTGATAAAGTAGAAAAATCTACAGCTTCTACTGCTAGAGATGAATTACTAAGAAAGAATCAAAAAAATCTTAAAGTAAAAAATATGACACTAGATAAAATTATCAGTGTTAAAACCAAAGATGTAAAAATTCCTATTACAGATGTATCAGATCAATTAACTACTACAAATACTCATATGGATAAAATCAGATATGATAATCTTGATACTACTTATATTAAGGAAGTAATGGAAAAAGATATAATGGATGCTTTCTTAGCATTGAATGATAAATCTATTCCATTATTTATAAGAGATATTAAAGTAGAAGATACATCTGATGAGTTGAACTATAAAGATACTTATACTATCTATATGGAAGATGGTAATAGAAATAGACACACTGTAAAAGTAGATATACCTAAATTTATAGATAATAGATTTTTGTATATAGGTGGAAATAAGAAAGTTATTAAACACCAATCTTTCTATTTACCAGTAGTTAAAATAGCTCCTAATAAAGTAGAGATAGTTACTAATTATTCTAAGATGACTATTGAAAGAGAAGATGGTGTAAATAGTTCTTCTGTAGATAGAATGAAGAAACTAGTAGTAGCTAATAAAGATAAATTAGGGGATGCATTTAAAGTTGGTTATGAATTCCCTAATAATAAGAAATTTATTACTACTATAGAATATGATCAGTATAGTAAATTATATACTTCATTTAAGTATAAAGGAAGTATGATATTCTTTAATCAATCTACTGCTATTCAATATGCAGAAGATAATAAAATTACTATACCAGAAAATCATATATTTATAGGAGTAGTAAAAGGAACTCCAGCTTTTATAGATATAGATAAACAAACTACCGATGATGATAGAAATATAACTGATTTGATTGTATCTTGCTTACCACAAGAATTAGAAACCGAATATCACAAAACTAAATCTGCTAAGAGAATGATGTTTGCTAAAGTAAAGATAATGAGGCAAAATGTATATGTTGGAATGTTATTAGGATTCTGGGCAGGATTAAGTAAATTATTACAGTTAATGAAAGTTAATTACAGAGTAGTAGATAAGATAGAGAAAGAATTAAAATCAAATGAAGAATATATTAAATTTACTGATTGTATTCTTATATATGAACAAAATATTCCTATATCATTAATTCTTAATGGATTTAGAATGTTTAAAACTGAGAAGTATTCTATGGCATCTTTTGATACTAAAGAACCATATAGTGATTATATTCTTAAAGTATATGGTAGTGCTATTACAGAGAATGCTTTGATGAATTTCTATGAATTCGTATTAGACCCAATTACAATAGATGTATTAGAGCAATTAGAATTACCTACTAACATAATTGATTTATACATTTATGCTATTAACTTATTAGCAGATTCTCAATATTCTGCTCAAATAGATCAGAGATTATCAAGAATAAGATGTGGAGAAATAATACCTGCTATTCTTTATGAAAGATTAGCAAAGAATTATGTAGAATATAGAAATAGTAATGGTGCTAAAAAATATACAGTACCACAAAATGCAGTAATACAAGAAATATTAGCACAAAAGACAGTAGAGGATTATTCTACTCTTAATCCTACATTAGAGATGGAGCAGTTACATGCAGTATCTACTAAAGGATTTAGAGGAGTAAACTTGGATGATTCTTATACTATTGAAAGAAGATCTTATGATAAATCAATGACAGGAATAATAGCAGCAAATACTTCTCCTGATGGTGGAGTTGGTGTATCAAGAACTTTAACTATGGAACCTCAAATAACTAATATTAGAGGTATAGTAGAAGATACAACTAATACATTTGAAAAGCTAGATGATGTAAATTTATATTCAGCTGGCGAAATGACAATGCCATTATGTAATGCTATTGATGATCCTAACAGACTGGGTTAAGTTGTGGCTCAGTCTATAATAAACCTCTTTAATTGCTGGGATATCTTAACTCTAATAAGAGAAAGACAATCAGCATCCAAGACTCTATTTATATAGAGTAAGGTTCAACGACTATCGAAAGTATAATATAGAAGAAATATCTATATGAATAAATGAGTAGAGTACACGAGAGTGGAAACGGGAGGCTATTTATATTTGGTAATAGAATATAAATAGAAGATATAGTCTGAACTATATAGAGATATATAGATTAACAATTCCAGCACGCGATCAAGCAGAGTAAGCACGTTATTCCTGTTAAGAAATCTTCTCCAGTTCTTATTTCAAATGGAATGGAAGAATCTTGTAGATTCCATGTAACATCTAACTTTGCTATTAATGCAGAAGAAGATGGAACTATTATAGATTATGATGAGAAATCAGGAATGATGATAGCTAAATATAAATCAGGTAAATGTAGAGCTATTGATTTATCACCTAATATAGTAAAGAATGGTGGTGGTGGTTTCTTCTTATCTAACCAATTAGAAACTAAATTAAAAGTTGGTAGTAAGTTTAAACAGAATGATGTATTGGCATATCATAAAGACTTCTTTACTAATGATGAATTTAATAACTGTAGAATGAATATGGGTACATTATGTAAAGTGGCTTTAATGTCATCATATAATACTCATGAAGATGCTACATTTATTACTGAAAAAATGTCACAAGATTGTGCTACAGAGATGTGTTTCTGTAAACCAGCTACTGTAGGAAAAAACTCTAATGTATTTTATATTGCTAAAAAAGGTCAAGAGATAAATATAGGTGATCCTTTAATACAGTTTGATACATCATATGAAGATGAATCAATAAATACATTATTGGCAAATCTTGGTGAAGAAGATAAAGAGAATATATTAGAGGGAGCTAGAAATGAGATTAAGTCTAAATATTCAGGTATAATAGAAGATATTAAAATATATTCTACTGTAGAATTAGATGACTTATCTCCTTCTTTAAAAACTATAGTAAGCAAATATTATAATGAAATAAATAGAAAAAAGAATTTCTTAAATAAATATGACCCAGAAGCAAAGGATAGTGTAGTTAAGTGTGGTATTCTTTGTAATGAAACAAGTTCTAAGATAGACCCTAATATGTATGGTGTTATTAAAGGACAGAAAGTAGAAGATGGAGTTCTTATAGAGTTCTATATTAAACATACAGAACCATTGGAAGTAGGAAGTAAGATAGCTAACTATACTGCTCTAAAAAATACTGTATGCGAAATTATTCCAAAAGGTTATGAACCATATAGTGAATATAGACCTGATGAAGAAGTATCTACATTTATTGCTACTAACTCTATTCTTAACAGAATGGTACCAGCTATTCTTTATGTCACATTAGGAAATAAATGTATTATAGAATTAAAGAGACATCTTGAAGAGATATATGATTCTAAGAATATTAGTAAATGTAGACCTAAGATGGAAAAGATGATTTATTCATTCTTTGATGCATTTGATAAAACAGGAGCTAATACAAAAAAATATTCAAGTAAATTTAAACCAATGAGTGATCAGATGTTTAAGAGATACTTTGATGATTTCTTTAGTAATGAAAATGCTTATCTTATTTTAGACATAGTAGATTATGAAAGAAGAATTACTATGGATGATATAGAAGCTGCTGCTAAAGTATTAGATGTACCATTATATGAGAATGTAATAACTCCTTTTGCTACTATGGATAAAGAAAATGCTGTAGTTACACAAACACCTGTACCAGTAGGATATCTTAATGAGAAGAGAACTCAACAGACTGTAATGAAGAAGAATGGTATTAGTACAGATATTAGTGAAAGATCTGCTATTACTAATCAGGTTACTGGTAAAGATAAGAATGGTAGAGAATCTGATTTGGAGAATATAATGCTTATTAACTGGGGATTACCTAATGTATTAAAAGAATTGAATTCTGCTAGATCTGATGACTCTGTTATGAAACAGCAAATGTTAAGAGATATAGCATTAAATGGATATACTAAACTGGAAGATATGGAAGATGATGTATTTAATAAGACAACTTTAAATGCTGTAGATACATATATGCTAGGAATGGGACTTAAGTCTGATTTAGTAACAAATGGATTAATGCTTCCGAAGACAATAAAAGAAGAATTATAAAAAAAAAGAAACTCACTAGAGATTAATCTGGTGAGTTTCTTAAATAGTAATGTGATATTAAGATTCCTATACAACTGGAATCTTAATACCGAACTTATTCTCGAAAGCCTCTAGGAATTCTTTATCTTTCTCTTTATTGAAGGTGGTATCGGTATTCCACCAATCAATTTCAGACCATGTACTAAAGCCATTCCAATATAGATGATAGATATTACTATTAGCTAGAGTAGTGATTGTGAATATACCTTCGATATTATCGAAGAGGAATTTAACAACCTCTAATGCTGAATCTGAATTTACCTCTTTGAGCTCTCTGTTGATAATAACTAATTCTTTCATTTTATTTCTCCTTCTGAAAACTATTTTATTATTACACGAAAATGATATATATATATATATATCTAAAATACGGATATAAATGAATTATAAAAAAAAAGAAGCTTACTAAAAATTAATCTAGTAGACCTCTTTAATATGTAGTATAGAGAATTCCTTACTTTAAAGGAATCTCTATACCAAACTTATTTTTGAAAGCATTAATAAAGTCTGAATAATGGAATATATCGTCATCCGCTTTACTGAATGTATTCTGGGATATAGTTCTATAACCGTTCCATGATGCGTATCCTAAGTTATATGATACATCGTTTATCTCCATACCACAAATGTTCATATTGGTAAGTGTACCTTCAACACCATTAAATGTAAACTTTATAATCTTAAAGAAACCCGTTTCATTCTCTTCTCTAATTTCAGTACTAACAATAACCAACTCTTTCATAATAATCTCCTTTCAAGATTAATCACTTTTATTATTACACGAAAATGATATATATATATATATATCTAAAATGCGTATTATAGAAATTACCCCTTAAAAACATAGGCTTAATATACACTTTGAAAGAAAGGTGAAATAGATGGCTGTTAGAAGAAATCGTAAACTAGATGTAGAGAGTTTAACATCTTCTGTAGATTCTGATCGTTCCTTTAAAAAGCAACTAATTAATATTAATAATTTAATTGGTCAAGCTAACTTATCTCTTTATGGAACTGATAGAACTTCAGATGTTGATTCTCTTAACGATAAATTTAATGCAATATTATCTAATGAGCTAACTGGTATTACTGGAAAGGATGATAATGAAATTACATCTTTTCTTAATCAGATAGTATCTACAGACAATAAGTATAAAGCTACTGAAGATATTCTAAATAATCAGTTTGGTGATTTAACAGGTAATGAATATTCTACTATGCAATCATTTATTTATGATGCATATAGAAATAGATTATTACAGCAATCTGATTTACATGAAGTATCTTCTCAGTTAATTGAATTATCAGAAGCTATAATGATTACTAGAGATGCTATTATTTCTGCTGATACCGTAGAAGGTAGATTAAATAGATCATTAAAGTTTGATAATATTGATGAAGATGAAATTGATAATTATACATCTTTAGTAGAAAATATGGAATTGAAGTTTAAGCTATTAGAAAAAATAAAAAACTTCATTATTCCTAAAACTCTGGAATATGGAGAGTACTATGTGTATGTAGTTCCATATTCTGTATTATTTAATAAATTTCATCAACAGAAAACAAGAAATCTTTCTAATAGTGGAATTCTTAAAAGATATAATGAATCTACTGTGTTGGAAGGATTTAATAATGTAAGAAAAGATAATAAGCTTTCTGATTTGGATGTATTCTTAGAAGATTGCTATAAGAAGTTTAATATACAAGAAGAAACTAAGAGTAGTAATGGTTTAAATAAAGAAGTTAATAAAATAAATAAAGACGAATTTAAAAAAGACTTAAAGAATATAATGGAAAATATTATTATATCTACTGATGAAATTCCTATTCCATTCTTAGAAGAAGGAATAGAATCAATAGAATATCTTAATAATCAAAATAATTCTGTAGTTACTGAAGATAATAACTTATTTAAAAAGGTTATTAAAAATAATAAATCTGATGGTGGTGTTAAGATTAATAAGAAAGGGGAATATGATGATATTGGTGATTGTTATTTGAAGATGATAGAACCAACTAGAATTATTCCTATTCAGATTATGAATACTACACTAGGATATTATTATGTACAAGATGAAGATATTACTCCATTATCAGGAGCTGTTTCATCATCTCTTTATTTTAGTAGGTTTAATGAACACAGTAGACAGAAAACTATTATTGATAGTCTAGCAGAAAGAGTTGTACAGCAATTCAATAAGCCATTCTTAAAAAATAATTTAAAGTTTAAAGAAGCTATAGTAGATTGCTTTAATTATTATAACTTAAATGAGAATAGAATAAGAATGCAATTTATTCCTGCTGAATATATAATACAATTTAAAATAGATGAAGATATTAATGGTAATGGAACATCTATGATTAAGAAATCATTATTCTATGCTAAATTATACTTAATGATTTTATTATTTAAGATTATGAGTATTATTATGTATAGTAATGACCAAAAGATTAGCTATATAAAACAATCTGGATTAGATAAGAATTTAGCTAATAGAGTACAAGAGATAGCAAGATTACAACAATCAAGACAAATTAATATTTCTGATTTATTTTCTTATACTACTCTTATTAATAAGGTAGGTAATGGTAATGCAGTTTATATGCCTACTGGTAGAAGTGGTGAAAGACCTATAGAAACAGAAATATTATCAGGTCAGGATGTTCAGTTAAATAATGACCTATTAGAGATGTTAAAGAATGCATATATTACAGGTACTGGTGTTCCAGCTGCTATTTTGAATTATCTTAATGAAGCAGATTATGCTAAGACAGTAGAACAGAATCATTCTAAGTTTAATGCTAGAGTAATTAATTACCAATTAGATTTTAATCCTATTATTACTGAGATGTATCAGAAGATAATGAGATGGTCTACTAATATCGGTGAAGATAAAATATCTAATTTCACTTTTACTCTACAGCAACCAAGGTCAGTATTAATGAATGCTAAATCTGAGTTAATAGGACAGTATAATTCATTAGCAGAGTTCTTAGTTGGATTATATTATGAAGATCCAGGTTCTGCTGGTGACCCAGAAAATCTTAATGCTCAAATAAGAGAGTTTAAAAAGTTATTGGCTAGAGATCAATTACCAATGATTCAATTTGATGATATTGAAGAATTGATTAATAAAGCAACTCTTCTTAATAAAGAAAGAAAACTTAAACCAGATCCAAAGAATGGTAATGATGGAGATGATGATGGTTTAGATGAAGTAGATGATGATTTAGATAATCTTCATATGTAAGAAATATTAAATACTAGAGGAACATACAAAATTCCTCTAGTATTTAACTTTTTTATTTATTTACTTTATCAGCAATCTTATTAAGAACTGGAGATTTAGACTTTCTAAGTCTATTAAAGTAAATCTTCATTCTCTTAACTGCCTGTGTATGATACTTTCTATCAAGCTTAGCTCTAAGAACCTTTCTAAACTTCATAAGCTTCTTAAGCTTTCTATAATCAGCATCATTGTTAGCAGCAGCACATACATTTATTGCAAGTGCATAAAGCTGCTTCTTCTTTGACTCAGCATCCAATCTAATCATCATTGGCTTATTATACTTAGCTTCTGAGAAGTAACTATCATCGTCATCTTCAGAGTATGACTCAATAATCATCTGTACATCGCTATCTGTCATAAAACCTTCTCTAATAGCTGTATCTGATTCATTCTCTACGAAATCTCTCTTCTCATCTGAGTTAAGCTCATCATTAACGAGAAGTGTAGTAGCAGCCATTGACATCATATCATCAGCTTCCATCTCTGCATCAGAATCCAATTCCTCTTCATCCGCATCTCCACCGATTTCATCATCGAGTTCACCACTAAGTTCTCTATCCAAATCTGCAAGATCTTCATCATCCAAATCATCAACATCATCTAGTGCTGAAAGGTCTGAAATATCATCAGTACCTACATCATCTGATGCACCATAATCATCATCGTCATCATCATCGCCGTAGCTAGAATATCTTCCACTGAAAGCATCCTCAGCATCGTCGTCATTATAACCATAATCATCGTCATCTTCCTGATACTGCTTATTTGGTTCAACACCATCAGCCTGTACAAACTGATCATCAATATCTGAATATTTATCTATATCGTCTGCTTCAAAGAAATAATTTGACTTAGATGGTAGTGGTCTTGAAAGTAACTCATCAATTCTACTCATTTTATAGTAGTCCACCTTTCTTAAAATAGTTCATAATTATTTATGTGTTTCAGGAACTAAAAAACTTCTACGACTAATTCGTTGGTATGTATCCAATTATCTCGTGTATAATCATACCCTGCCTTCCATTTAGTAACTATTGTTATTAGTCCAAGTTCAACATATCCATCAGAATGATATCGTTCTCCAGTAGTCTTATCCCATATAATACATCTAGCAAAGCCATCAGTATTTTGATAATCCTCTATAATGAATTGATATACATGACCTTGGAACTCTAATATTCTTTCATTACTCCTGAAAGCATCCATAAAAGATTTTATCATATCTATACCCTTTCATAAGTATAAATTTATGTAAATGTGCATATATTACTTGGTATAATCACTATTACAGGTAGATAAATTTAATAAAGTAAGGACTTAATTAATTATGGAAACAAATGCATTTATAGAAAAATATGTGGATTCGATGAAAGATGTAATGATAAAGATGAATCCAGATTTAGATGAAGATAAAATAGAAAAGGTTATAAGAGATACAATAGAAAAGAAAATACAAAATCCAGTTGTTACATTGGATAATAATTATACAAGAGAAAGTAGAGATACAAATTTATTATCAGTATTAAATTGGGTAGAGAATAAAAATCCTATTATTGCTGGTAATGGTACATTTTATAGAAATCAGCATATTGCAATGAACCCAACGGCTGTCATGCTTGATAATTTTGCATCTCAAAGAAAAGCATATAAGAAAGAGATGTTCTCTGTAGAGAATACATCAAGTAATGAATATAAAGATTTAGATAGAAAGCAGAATAATGAGAAGATAAATATGAACTCATATTATGGTGCAAGTGGACTACCATCATCTGCATTTTATAGTAAGTATAGTGGACCAGCAACAACGCATACAGCACAAGAAGTAATATCATCAGCAGAAATGTTATTTGAAGGATTTCTAGCAGATAATTATATCTTTTTAAATACTACTGAATGTATTGAATGGATTACTACAGTAATGAAAGATTTTGAGTATTGTGATGATTTTATTAAACAACATTCATTATCAGATGTTGCTAATAGGTTATATGATTCTATATTGGAACCTGATGAAACTTCATATGAAGTATTATCAGATTATTTATATTCATATAATGAAGAAGAATTATCATTTATTTATTATAAGAATAATATATTTGAATTTATTGGTGACCATGAAATAATCAAATCATTATTCTATTCAATATTTAGTAATATAAATAATTTATCTTATATAGATAAAGATAATACTGATTGGTTTATTGAAGTACCAGAAGAATATAGGAATGATTTTATTGGTAAGACTGTTAAGGATTGGAATAAGTTCGTTAATAAAGAATATTTTATGGATCCATCAAGTCCACCAGAAATTATAAGTACTGAATTATATAAACTAACAGAATATATGACGAAATATGTTTATTGTAGATATTTATCTTTTGATAGAATATATAGACATAGAAACTTTAAAAGAAGAGTAGTAACTGTAATTGATACGGATAGTAATATTTTATCTATAGATACATTGATTAATTACATATTTTCATTTATAGATAAAAATGGATTTGATAGACCAATAATGAATAATGAATTTATCTGTATTAATATTATGGCATTTATCATTACTCATATAATAGAAAATTTATTATTGTATTTTGGTGAGAATTCTAATATACCTGAAGATTTTAGACCTAACTTTAATATGAAGAATGAGTTTTATTTTTCTAAGTTAATAATAGGAAGTGCTAAAAAGAGATATATAACAAAGATACTATTAAGAGAGGGTAATCTATTAAATCCACCTAAATATGATATTAAAGGATTTGATTTTAAGAAATCCACAACTTCAGAATATTGTGAAGAGAAGTTTATGGGATTAGTTAAGAAATACTTAATAGAGAATGATGGAGATTTCGATATAAAGAGTATGCTTAGGGATATATATGTATTTAGAGACGAGATAATAGATTCTATTAGGAATGGTGAAAATATATATTTACCAACTGCATCAGTTAAAGAAATGGCTTCATATACAAATCCTTATTCAGAAGCTTCTGTTAGAGGAACTACTGCGTGGAACATACTAAATCCAGATAGTCAAGTAGAAATACCATCAAGAGTTAGTATATTAAAATTAAATATATTTAAGCCTGATGATATTAATAACTTGCGTATAACAAATCCTCATGAATATTCAGTAATAATGGATTCCATATTTAATGATACAACAGGAATGTTTGTACAAACTAATAGTAAGGGTGAAACTAAAATAGTTGGAATGAATGTAATAGGAATTCCTCAAAATACAAAAATACCTAAATGGTTAGATCCGTATATAGATTATAAAACTATTGTAAATAATATTTTAAGTCCATTTGTACCAGTATTGGAATTATTTGGTATTAAGACATTAGATGAGGGTAAAACTATAGGTAGTATAAATAGGAAAACTAGTGCAATTTCAAATATAATAAAATTCTAATAAAGATATATATCATTTATTAGTAACCAAATAAAATTAAAAAAAGGAGATTGGTAAAATATGGAAGTTGAATTGAAGAATTATCTGAATTACTAGAATTAGACTTTGCAAGTATTCTATTTGCTTAATTGAATTATAGATAGGATTGATAAAAAAATCCTATCTATAATTATTTATTAAAGGAGGTTTAAAATGAAATCAAAAGAATTAGTTAAAGAGTTAAAAGAGATTTATAATAATCTCAATAATGAAGAAGTATTACATAAAGCTGTTAAAATGCTTGGTAGTAAAGATTTTCAAAATCTTAAATTATCTTTATTCAAAGATTTAGATAATACTATAGATGATGAGAGTATGAAGTTATTGAAATATATCTTAAAGATATGCAATTATATATACAATAACACTTCATATGGTACAGGATTGGCAGATTCTGAATATGATATATTATTATCACATTATCAGAATATTACAGGAAATAATATAATTACAGAACCTATTATGAATACTGATAGTACTGGTAATCATACTTATACATCATTACGAGGAACTTTAGATAAGATATATAAAATCACTGAAGATGATATTGTTAGAAATAAATCACAAAGTACTTTGGATGAGTGGATAACTAAAACAGAGAATAGATATAAAGATAAGACTGGTGACGATATAAATCTACTAGATGAAGAAGTTTATATTATGCCTAAGTTTGACGGTATATCTTGTGTATTTGAATGTGATGAAAATGGTAAAGTTATTAAAGCTTTAACTAGAGGTGATACTGAAAGAAATATTGCTAATGATATTACTTCATTATTAAAAGATGCTTTTATTAGTCATAATTGTAACGGTACTAATCATGGAGTTAAGACTGAAATAATGATGACTGACGATAATCTTGAGAGATATAATAAAGACCATAATACAGATTATAAGAATACTAGGTCTATAGTAGCTGCTATATTGAATAGTAAAAATTCTACTAAAGAAGATATTGAATATTTGACTATAGTACCATTAAGATATTCTTATATTGAAAGCGGTAAAGAGTCTTTACAATATATCCCAGTAGAATTTTTAGAATATCCTCATATAGAATGTAAACTATCTGAGATAGATAAAATACATGAGTTTGCATTATCTCATAAATCTGTATATCCAGGATTAAGATGTGATGGTTGTGTTATTATTTTATCTGATACAAATTTGCAAAAAATATTAGGTAGAGATAATGATATCAACAAATATGAAGTTGCATTTAAGTATACCGAAGAGATAGGATATTCAAAAGTAAAAGATATTGAATTTACTACTGGATTATTTGGTAGATTAAGTCCTGTTGTTATATTTAAAGATATTAAGTTAAAAGGTAATACTATAAACAAAGCATCACTTGGTTCTTATAAGAGATTTAAAGAACTAGAATTATGTAAAGGCGATGTTGTAAAAGTAGTATATGATATAGTCCCATATATTGAATATGATGACACTGACCCATCTTGTAGTAGAAGTGGTAATAAACCTATTAAAGCTCCTGATAACTGTCCAGAATGTAATGAACCATTGGAATTAGAAGATGACGATAGTGGTGAATTAAATATTCTAAGATGTACTAATAAGAATTGTCCATGTAGGATAAGAGGTAAAATATTAAACTTCTGTCAGAAGATGGATATAGGAAATATTTCATATAGCACCATATCAGATTTATATAATGAAGGATTACTAAGATCCATACAGGATTTATATAAGTTATGGGATTATACTATTGCTATGAAGACTATAGATGGATTTGATGATAAGAGAATAGATTCTATATTATCTGAAATAGAAAATCATATGGAAGTAGATTTACCTACTGTAATTGGTGCTATTGGTATAGAAGGATTTTCATTAAAGAAATTTAGAGTAATATTTGATTATATTTCATTAGACGAATTAATTAAATATTCTAAGGAAAATAATATTTATGTTTTTATGACTATTCCAGGAATTAAAGAAAAAAGTGCTCAGAAGTTAATAGATGGAGTATTAGAGAATTTAGAGTTAATAGAGTTTATTAAAACAAATTTTATTATTAAAAAGAGTAAGAAATCCAAGAGTGATTTTACACTATGCTTTACTAAAGTGAGAGAAGATGATGAACCTGGATTAAAAGAGTTTATAGAGAATAACGGTGGGGTAATTGATAATGATTCATTTACTAAGAAGACTGATATATTAGTTATCCCATATGAAGGTGTAATATCAAGTAAAGTAGATAAAGCTGTTAAGTATAATATTCCTATAGTTACTATAGATAAATTAAAAGAATATATTTCTAACAACTTTAAATAAAGAAAGTGATGCTTGAGCTCAC